CCTCACGAGACGGACGCTTGGCAGGGTCAAACCCGGACAGGCCTGCATTCGCGAGCGCACGGCCGACCGCGGAACTCTCACAGTTCTCGAGGTGGCTTGTCCGGTTCACGTTGCCGTCCCCGCGGGTCTCCTCCGCCCAACCGGTAGCAATCAGGAGGTCGCCGACGTACAACTCGGCGCGGAACACACACCGGTTCTCCTGATAATGCACAAGGTGAGTGATGACGCGGGGTTGGCCGTCTGTCTGCTCGAGCCACCGGGCGAGACGGCTTGCAACCGGCTCGTAATCGTCAAGATTGAACCCCATTACCACGCTCCGATTTCTTCATCCACGACGCGGCGGGCCTCCATCCACGGGCAGTAGCGCGGATGATCTTCGGCGCAACTATGGATGAGTTGACCCTCACGCGCGTAAACGTGTTGGCACATTCCCGAGTTATACATGGCGATTGTGGCGACGCGGAGCCGGTTGCGGCGTCGGATCGCCTGATAGATGCGGCGGATCATTTGATGACCGCCACTCCGGCCGGGGTGATCCGATAGATACGGCAAGCCTCACCGGCACGGGACCGGGCGGTGTCGCCTGTTTCCTCAATCAACCCGTCCGCAAGGAGTTCTGAGACTCGTTTCCAATAGCCAACGTGACCGAGTTGGGCGCGTTGTGCGGCCTCCTCGGCGATCGCCGAGCCGTGTGCAAACGCTCGGAGGAGACGCCCCTTCTGAGAACTTGCGCGGAACCGAACTGAGGCTGCTCCGGCGTGACTTGTTGCCGGGTCGGTGTTGCGGGCGAGCGGGTGATACTTGTACTGCACTCCGGCCTGAGTCGGGTAAGTCGTGAAAAGTGGCGTGTCGGTCACGGCTTGTCCTCCGAAATGGTCAGAAATCCGACGATGGCCATGAGGGCCGCGTAGAGGGCGCGTGTTTGCTCGTCGTGAACAATCATCCCAACGGTTGCGCGTAATGCCGTTTGCCGTGCCGTTGACATGATCTCTTTTTGGGTGTGGGCGATTTCGCGGTATTTGACTGCCTCGAGACGCCATTGGTTAGCGACGTAGTCGGGGCGGGTTGCTTTGCGGTGTGTGGTCACGGCTTGAACCCTTCGCGCCTAATGCGGGCTGCTCGAAGTTCGGCGAGGCTTGACCGCATGAGGGCGACAAGGTCGCGAAGTTCGCATACCGTGTGGGCGAGTTCATTTATTGCAAGCGCGATTTCCCGTTCTTCGGCGGTCAACCCTTCCGGGTGTTTCCGTTGGATTGGGAATGCCTCATGTATGAGGCTTTCAAATGCGCGGAGGTTTGGGTCGTCTGTCATGTCGGGATTCTCCTAGTTGTCGGGTGTTCTAGTCGCGGTCTCGGGTCGCGGCCCAAGGCTGCCACCCGTCACCATAGTTGTCCTCGGCGTACTGAAACAACGCCCAACCGGCTCGTAGGTTGAGTTCGGCGTTGAAAAGGTCGTCGGCCGTGTTGACGCCGATGTTTTGTGATTGGAGCCATCCGCGAGGATTCCATGCGGTGCGCTTGAGGTGCGCCCCGTTGATTTGCAGGAGACCCCACGAACCGCCCGCGGTATCGGTCGGGTTGTACGCCCAATCCTTGCAGGCGGATTCGCGCCACATAATCCGGCCGAGATGGGCGAGATGTTCGGCAGGCCACCCGACGCGGAGCGCGAGGGCGAGGGCGTCGTCGCACCCGGTCACGGTTGCTTGTGGGCGTCGCTCGAGGGGTGCCGGTTCCGGGCTTGTCCGCGGAGGGTACGACGGGAGGCTCGCCGGTATCTCAAGGATCGTCTCAGAGGCCTCAAAACTGTCGTTTGGGGCGGGGAACTGAGCGAGGACGCCTATGGATACCAACCCGCCTAAAACGAGGCGGAAAAGGTGTATCGGGTTCATTTGATCTCCAACGTGTAGGGCGGCCCCCATACTCCGCCTGCTTGGCGGAATGTGAGTTGGGCCACAATGACGGTGCCGTCGTCGGGGTTGCGGAAGATTTGAACCAACACCTCGCGCCCGTTCTCAAGTCGGCCGGTGTACGGCTCGTAGAGGTAGGTGGAGGGTTCGGTCATTTCTGCCACTTGCCTTCCGTCGGTACTGACGAGGTTACAGGCGTGAAGTTACGAGCGGGGGATTTCGGGAAAAACTTCGGCAAACCCTTCCCGGACAAGGGTCGCGTTGCCCGCGTATTGGGGGGACAACTCAAAATGTATCCATTGTCCGCCGGGTGCTCCGGACATGGTTTTAGTTTGGTAGACGAGCCACGCCTGCCGATCGCAACGCCATCCGCGGCCATGCGGTGCAGGGAAATAGTCGAGGGCGAGTTCAAGGCCGAGGGTGTTGGCGTTGTCAATGATCCGGTCGAGCCACGGGATGAATGCGTCACGTCCCCATACGGGTTGGTGTTTGTCTCCTTGACGTCGCGAATACGCGCAATCCCAAGCGCGGCCGGTGCCGTGGATACTTGGGCGTCCCCTATGACCGCGTTGGTCTCGGATACCCCACGCTCCGAGGGACCATGTGATGCCGCCCGAGGTGCGTTTTGCCTCTCTCATCCATTGGGCGGTCCCGCCTTTTACCCCGGCCGAGTTGCCGTTGAATCCGGTGTACGGCTTAGAGCCGGGGATACCGGGCCTAGCGGGTACTGCCACGACCAATCGCCGGGTCGTTGGGGTTGAGCCAACGGAGGAGCGGCGGAGCAATTGCAGCGAGTCCGGCGGCGAGGAGGGCGCGGTGATCTCGCTCCCCGGCGAAGGCGAGGGTTAGGACCGCGGCAAGAAACGCCCGGGCGTACGACGCGGCGATGGGCCGGTACTTAGCCGTGAGCGCGATGATCGTCGACATGTGCATCTAGTTTCCCTTCTATGCGGCCGAGGGCGCGTGTGACGTGTCCGTGGTCGTCCCGGTTCTGACGGCTTAGCCGGTGCAGAAGGGCGACGACGACAGAGAACCCGCCCGCGATGACGGCAACGACAACCTCGGTTGGCACACAATCACCCGCCAATAGGGGGTTGCGCCGCCATAAAATCCTGCACCGTTTGGATGGTTTCCAACTCGGCGGGGGTAGCGGGACGCTCGACGTCGTCAATCTGAACCATGATGGGGTCGGCCATGTGGGTCTCCTAGTCGCGGTAGCCGTAGACGTACACGGTGCCGCCCGTGTGGGTTGTTGTGGCGAGCGACGTAATCGTGAAAGCCGTGTACGAGGTTGTGTTGTTGAGGTAACCCGCTCCCGTGAGGCCGTACCCGGTTGTCAACATTGAGACATACGAAAACGCAATAGCGGTCTCGTCGGCCGCAAACGGTCGGAAAATGTCGGCGACCATGTTGAGGCTTGACGTTGACTGACCGCCACAGGTCCACGCCGCACCGTTGGAGACGTTGGCCGCTGCCGCTGCTGCCGCAAAAGTTGCGCCTTGCGCGGACTGATAGTAGGCAGACGTTGTTGCGCCCAACGTGAGCGCAAAGTTGTTGTTGCCGGTGTTAGCGGAGGCTACGCCGCCCGCGACGACAATCCGGTAGTTCTCGTAGTCCGCGGAGAACGCGCCGGTGACCGTGGTTGTAGTCACTGCCGAGCCGATTGTTTGGGTCTTGATAAGCCACAGGCCGATCGCGTTCATTTGGGCGGCCGTCAGGATCTGCCCTGCTACGAAGTCTGGGGGGGCTGCCATAGTGTGCTCCTTAGGCTAGGGCGTTGAAGTCAAGTAGGCCGTTATTTGGGTCGTCAAGGATCAGGGCATAGACCACGTTGGTTGGGGCCGTGAAGTAGCGGGATGTCATGCCGGAGGCAAACCCGATCCGGTGCTCAATCCCTTCAACGGATAACTCCTCAGTCCGGGTTGTTGGGGTGCCGTTGACAATGACCCGTTTGGAAACTTGGATTGTGTCGCCGAGGTCCACGATGGCGCAAGCGTCCCGTTGCGCGGCCGTGAGACGGGTGTAGGACGTTTCTACCGCGTCAAACCGTGGTTCCGGTTCGGGGAACAGGAGGTAGTTGGCAAGGTCAAGGGCCGCGGTGTTGTCGTGGAGGAGGCTCCGGTCAATGTAAAGGGACTTCACGAAATACTCGGCTTGAGAGGGGAGGTCCTCGGCGACTTGTTGCGATCCGCCCGCGGGGGTGACGGCTACCCGGTTGATGATGTTTTCCGCCTGAAACGTGATCCCGAGCGATTGGTAGGGGGTGTCCCCGCTATCGGAAAACAAAACAACCGGGGATGACAGGGTGACGCCGGTCCGATCTTGCGATACAAGAACGTTGTCGCGGGACAGAAAAATCCGGCCACGTTCCGCGGAATAGGAGATGTCGTCAAAATAAGCCTTGACGTTTGTCCCCTCAGGAATGGCATACGACCCGCCGCCGCCAAGTTCCACCGTCCCCGTCGAGATGTCCCGCGCCGCCCCGGTTGGATAGTCCACCTCGGCGCGGTCAAGAATCGCGTTGATTCGCGCCCCCGTGAACTCTTTTGTTGGGTTGTGTCCAGTGAGGTAGGTGTTTGCCAACTTGTAGAACCCGTCCGCACAAAGAACCGTAATCGTGTCAAGGCCGCCTAGAGAAAAGTTGTAGTCATAGTTGACGATCGTTCCGACGAATAGGTATTCGGGGTTGTTGGCAGAGTCGTACCGGGTGAACCGGACTTCGCGGCCGGGGGCAAGGCCGGGGACGTTGGCAACGTCATTGTAAAACGGGCTTGACGTGTCAAACGGTCCGAACAAGCCGTTGACGAGGGTGTCGTTGAGGACGAACGAGAACATGCCCGCGGCAATCGGGTCGAGCGGGTCGCGGCGTCCCCGGTTGATTGACGCCGAAATAACGCCGGTTGTGACTGACGCGTAGGAGGTCGTGCCGTCCAATGTGTAGGAGGTGTTGTCAAGGACGCCTTTGGTGGCGGAGTCAAGGGTGAAGGCGTCAACAATAAAACCGGTGTCAATCTCAAGGTCAAACGTTCCCGCGTTGGGGACGGTGGCGAGGGCCATTAGGCGACCGCTATTGCCGCGGGACCGGAAACGTTGGTGTACTGCTTTATCGCGTCAACGACGGCCCGCCCAATCTCGGGGGATGTGGCAAGTCCGCCCTCGACGTTTACTGTGAAGTTCATGCCTGCCATTGGGTCAAACCCGGCAAGGAACCCCTCCGGCGGTTGCCAGTTGGAAAGGTCAAGGGCGAAACCGAGCGATGAGAACGATGGGCCTGATCCTCCTCCGCCCGACGGTGCCGAACCTCCGGCGCGGCCGCCTGACGGGCCACCGGTTGCCGCGGCCCCGATGCTTGGCATAATGCCGCCGATACCGGGACCGGTTGGCATGTTGCCCCGGTTGTCTCCGATGATTCCCCAACCTCCACTCGAGGTGTCGCCCCCAATGTCAAACGACGGGACAGAAATATTGGGGATGAGAGGGATGTTGCCGACGCCCGGGATCGCGTTGATTCCTTTGATAAGGATATTTATACCGTCAATGATTGAGTTGATCGTCCCGAGGATCGCCTTGGCCGCGGTCACAAACGCGGACGCGATCGCTTTGGCAACCGGCAGGGCGACCCGTTCCATTTTGGCGAATATGTCAATCATTTTGCCGACCGCGAAAATCAGAAGGTCAAACGTTCCTGACGCTAAACGGGTAAACACCGGTTGCATGTATTGGGTGATGAATGTGACGATTGACCTAAACGCCGAGCCGAGCCGGTCAAACGTGTCCCGGTTGTCCTCAATCTTTTCGCGGAGCATGGCAAACGCTTTGCCGAGTTTCTCCACGAGCATTGACGCGACGGCCTGAACGGCGGGGAGGATTTGGTTGAGGTAGATGTCTACCAATGCGCGGAACGCGGGGATCAGGTAATCCTGCACGAACGGGGCGACCTCGTCCCTGATGACTCGGCCAAGGCCCGAAAACGCTTGTTCTACTCGAGGGCCGACCGAGTCGGAAAGAAACGTGAACGCTTGCCCAAGAGTGTTGTTGATGAGGTCGGCTAGCCGGGTGAGGGCGGGTAGGAGCCACGACCCGACCGTCTCCACCATCTCCCCAAAAATCACCTTGAGACGCTCGAGCGCACCGGCGAACGTCCGCGTGTTTGCCTCGGCCGATCCGCCAACTTGACCATTCAACGCGGCAAGCACTTCCTCGGCCGTGGAGCCGTTGTCAATAACTCCGCGCAACCCGGGGAGCATTTTGAGAAGTGCCGTCGTGTTCCCGGCGAGGGCCTTAGCGACCGCGTTAGACGCGGCCTCCATGTCTATTTGCTTGGCGGTGGCAAGGTCGGCAGACGCTCCGAGACCGGTTTGAGAAAGGGAAAGGTCGCCGGTAGCGCGGAGCAGGTTGGCAAACGCGGGCCGCAACTTGTCGTCCGCGATGCCAAGTTGCATAGACATTTTCCCAATGTGCTTGTCCGTTGAGGCAATCAACGCGTCCGACGCCCCGGTCACGTTTTTCATGGCCTGAGCGAGTTGGGTAAAACTCTTTTGGTCTTCGGCTGCTGCTTGGGCCGCCTCGTATAGACCCTTAGTGACCGCGGCAAGTGCGGTCGCCATGACGGCACCCGCGGCGACGACACCCTTGGAAAACTTGCCAAACGCGCCCTCGGCAGCCTTGACGCCCCGGTCGTTGAACTCCGAAATAATGTTTGCGGTAATGGCCATTAGCCAACAACCTCAATTCTTTTGTTGATTTTCTTGGCGGCCTCGTCAAATACTTTTTTGATTTCCGTGGCAACTTGGGAACTTCGAGCGGCCTTGTAGGTCACGGGGCCGAGGATGCGGGACGGCTTGCCGGAAACCCATCCGCGGGACTGATTCATGTCTAAGTCAAACGCGAGGTAGTTGGCGTTTTTCCGTCCGGCCGCTTCAAACACGGACGCGGCAGGGTCGTACTGCTGCACTTTGATTACGCCAATTGCGCCCCGGCGAGTGTCAAACCGGATACGAACCCCAGAAACCGCTTTTGTAACCTTGTATGGGAACGTGTAGCGGGTTGATCCTCCCTTGGATTCCCGCGTCCATTTGCGGGCCATACCGGATAGGGGAAGTCCGGCCTTGGTGTAAGCGTCCTTGACCGCGTCAACGACCGGGGCAGCGACCCGTGAAACGTTGTCCTTGAGTTCCTTCTCGAGTTCCTTGTCAATCTTGCGGATTTCGCGGAGGGTTTCCTTGACGCCTCGGACGCGGAGTGTGGTGTTCACCGTCGTCCTCCTTGGCGTTTGGATCGGTCGGCGAGAACCTTAGCGACGGTAGCGAGGTCGTCAACGTCAAACTCAATACCGGGCGGCCACCAATGCAGGGAAACGAGGAGTTCGGCTAGTTGGTATCTCCACGTCTCCCTCAGGTAGGGCGGGGGCCGTCCTCCGAAAGTACGTCAATCTCCTCAAGTTGCTCGACGAACATGTCAAACGAGCCGGGGACGACAATCTTGGCGGCCTTTGCGGCCTCCCATGCCATGTAGGCAAGGTCCTCAATCCCGGCTGCTTGCGCCATTTCTGACGCTTTCCGCTTGAATCTCCGTTCCCATGCGACGATCGTGGCAAGGGTTGTCGTGACCTCGTAGGGGACGCCCTCAGAGACGTACCTAATCTTTAGTTTCATTTGTCCTCCGTGTCGGGCCGGATTGTCCGGCGAAGTTAGACGGTGGCCACCGTGTAGGTGCCGCCCGTGAACACTACGTCAATCTCCATGAGGGTCCCGTACGAGCCGTCAAGCACCGGCAGGGTCTCAAGGTACGCCCCCGTAATTGTGAAAAGGGGATTGGTCGGCGAGTTAGCGGCGGACGTCGGCTTGAGAGTAATTGTCGTGGTCGAACCAACAAGGCCGGAGAGGGTGGCGTACGTCTCCGTTGCAGCAAACGACCCGTACATCGTCAGGGTCACCGTGTTTGACTGCAGCCCGCCAACGTACTTGTGGGCAGTATCGCCGAACGCGGTCGATTCCAAAGCGTCCACGGATCGCTCAAGCGTGGCGGCCGTGCATTGTCCGGTCAACGCGACCGAGTTGACGGTGACTACCGGTGAGTTGAGATAGGTGGCCATGTGCTATTCCTCCGTGTCGTTCTTTTGCTTGGGCTGCTTGACCTCGGCGATAAACCCGCCCTCGAGGAGCGCGGCAACGTTGATTCCCTCACCGGGGACAAACGGGGTTCCCGGCTCCCCGACCTTGTCGGAAACGACGGTGTACTTGGCGGTCATAGCGGCGAGATTAGTAACGGGTTCCGCGGGTGCCGTGTATTTCACGTGTTCGCCTCAAGGGCGACCGTCAACTCGTAGGCGGGGGCGTCAGTCCCGCCAATAGACACGTTGATTGGGCGGCCTGAGATGACGCCGACCTGCTTGGCCATGACGTCCGCGGCAATCCCTAACACTTGGTCGAGGGCGTCCTGATTGCCGGGGCCGGACGAAATGATGAGGCACGGAATGGTCAATTTGACAATTCGGTAGTTGAAAGCGTCAAACGTTGGGGCGTCAATCAGTACACACCCGGGCGTAATGTTGCGCGGGTCGCGGACAACCGGTAGCCCTGAAATCGTGCCGAGGGTTGTGGCAAGGTCGTCAAGGGCGACGTTGAGGAAACCGGTACCCGGCATTAGGCGATCGCCGGACGGCCAATGCCGAGGAGTTGTTTGATTTGTCCGGTAAGGCCAATGATTGGGGCGGGGGAACCCATGCCGTCAAACGTGGCAAACGCGTCCCCAAGGGAACCCCTCGAGCGGTACAGGCCGCCCGCATACATAATGGTTCCGAGTTTGACGTCGGCGGACGGAACCGTTGTCAATGAGTCAAAGTAGCCGGACTCTTGCCTACGCCTCCACGCGAATTGTGAGGCGCTTGCCGCGGCCGAGGTGATGAGGGCCGAGTCGTTGGCAGAGACAACGGTGATGTTGAGCCACGCCTGCACGTCTCCTGCGCTAATCCATGTGCAAACCGGGTTATAGGTGAGGGTGCCGGTGGCGGCGACCCGGTTGACGTTGTCCGCAACTTTGGCGTAAAGGACTTGGTTGGGGAGCGGGACAAGGTCGTCATAGACAAGGTCGCCCTGATCGTCAACGCCAAGGAACTCGTATTGGGGAAGGGCGCGGACCGTGTAGGAACCGTTGAAAGTCGCGTCTACCCCGGCGACAACGATTGACGCTCCGGCCTCCAACTCCGTCGGAGTGAGGAGTTGGAGGACCGCGAAGTCGTCAAGTAGGTATTTGTTGGTGACCGAGTAGACGGCCATTACTGGCCTCCCGACTCAGGCGTAAGACGTCTTATAGGCGAGGGTCGCCTTGGCAAGGAAGAACGAGGCATACCCGTAGTAGGAGAACGTGCGGGACAGGGTGCCGGGGTTCTCAACGGACATGAGGCCGCGGACCTGCTCGTAGTACTCGACCGCGGGAGCGTGGAACATGGCGATTGTCTTGGCGGCCACGTTGGAGTCCACGATCATCTGCAAGCCAAGCGGGTTGATGGTTGCCCAGTTGGCGAGGCTGCCCGCGCCAATCGTGTTGTAGCCACCAAGTCCGGGCTGCCCGATTGCCGGGAAGAGGGGACGCTTGTCCGCGTCCACGACCGAACCGAGTTTTGCCCACGCGTCCGGTCCGACCAACATGTGAGTTGGGAACAGGTTGGTTCCGCTCGAAATCTTTTGAGCCATGACGTAGAGCGTGGCGATAAGGTCCTCAGGGGTTCCGTCCCAGTTGGTTTGAGTGCTTGCCCCGGTAACGAACGTGTCAACCGCGAAGTTGTCCGTGACGATCATGTACTGACCCATAAGGTCATTCAAAATCTGCTGCATGGCAGCCGGTGACGTGAAGTCAATGTCCTGCACGGACAGGGTGACCTGACCGGCGAACGTCTTCTTGGCGACCGAGTTGGCGGCGATCACCATTGTTCGCGCCGCGGCCGCGCCGAACTCGACGCCTCCGGTCTGCTCGGCGACTTCGGTGTGTGTCGTAATGGTCGGACGGATAAACGTCTTAGTTGACCCACCGTCCGGGTAGGCGCGTGCGCCGATCGCGGTAACAAATGGGCGAATGTAGTTGATGTCCTGAAACACCGGGCCAAGCACCGGCACGGGGAGGAGACCGGGGGTGTCAGTAGTGGCGATGTCGCCCGCCGCGGCCTCAAGGACAGTCCGCTTGGCCTTCTGAGCCTCAACAAACGCCTCGTTGACCTTGCGGAACGTGTCTCCGCCGATGTGCATGGCGGCGAGGTACTCGGCCGCGGACGGCATACGGAACTCGCGCTTAGCCTGAGCGGGGAGCGGTGCGGTCGGGATCGTCGCCTCGACGACCTCGGCAACGGCGGGGGTGTTCTCCATGTTGGGGGTCTCCTCTTCGGATGTCTCTTCCGGATTATTACTTGCGGGCGGGGCGTCGGCGGGTATTTCTTCTGATGCAGCGATCTCGGTAATCACGGCCTCCTCAAATGCCCCGTACGGGACGAGCGACAACTCAAGGAGTCGCGCCTCCGAAACGACCATTACCCCGTCCTTGTCGTACTTGAATCGGACGGGGGTCGCCCCGACTGAGACCGCGTCATACGCTCCGGCCTTGACAAGTTCAATGGCCTCGTCGGCCGCGTTGGTCTTGGCAAACTTGGCGGTAAATAGGAGGCCTTCTTCGGCGTCCACAAGTTCGGTGACGGTGCCGCGGAGTTGGGTCATGTCGTGGTTTTCAATCAACTTGGCCGGTTTGGCGTTGACGTCAAATGAGCCGCGGAGGAACTTGACTTCGGTTCCGTCGGAGACGGTGGCGGCAACATTCCACGGGACCGCGATCCCGGTGATTGTCCGGGGGGAGTCCTCGGAGGCCGCGGCGTCAAGGGTGACGGGTTGCGCGTGGAAACGGATCATGTTGGGCATTGTTACCGGTCGGCGATGTCCTCGCCGGTATTTTCTTCCGGCTCGACGACCATGTCGTCGGACACCTCGTTGGCAGCGTCGGACATGGCCTCATCCTCAAGGTAGTCCTCCGAGTAAAACTCAACGTATGTGCCACGGGGGAGGACGTTGTCCATAGAGAGGGTTTCGGCAATCGCCTCGGCGTACAACTTGACTCCAAACATCCAAAGGTCCGTCCGGGCTTGTTGTGAGGATTGGTAGGAGTAGGACCCGGTGGAGACGCCCACAAGGTACGGGGGGACGTTGGCGAGGCGGGCGGCCTCGAGTGCCGAATAGTTGGCGGACTCAATGAGGAGCATTTTGTCCGGGGTCATGACCGTTTCCTGAAACTTGACGTATTGGTTGAGGGCGGCAATTTGGTTGGATCGGCGAGCCGACTGAAACGCGGACACCATCGCAGTTAGTTCTTCGGCGGACATTGGTTCCGAGTTGTCTTGCTGCTGCAGGATGCCGGACGGGATCGCGGACGACGCGTTACGACGTCGCGCCTCCTCAATGGCCAATGCGGTCTCGACGGCTTGCGGGGCCGCATAGACGAGTCCCTCGGCAGGAGAGAGAAACTGCACGAGGTCGTCCGGGTTGATTTGTCCGCCTTGGAAATAGACCTGCTTGGAGGGTCCGAAAAATACGGGGGGGCGGGTGTCGGTCGTGGAGATCGACCCGGCCGGAAGTCGGGTGAACGATGCAGGGAACCCGTCCCGTGTTCTTGAGGTGATGTACCAAAACGCCCTGCCGTACATGACGAGGTCGTCAAGGGTCCATCCCATGAGATGTTGATAGGGGACGGTTGGGTCCGGGCGACGGAGCCATGTCCGCGGGTCAAGGTAAACCTTTTCCCGTTGCCCGTCCATCCAACGCTCGTTGAACATGCGGAGCGGCATACAACCAATGACCGATTTGAAAAGGTTGAGGGACCGGGTGATTGCCGGGACGGCTACCGCCCGGTTGCGAAGTTCGCCCTCTTGGTAGGTGTAGTACTGGCCGACCATGTTGGGGCCGGACACGTTTGACGAGTAGAGGCCGCCGACCGCGGCCTTCACTTCGGGTGTTGAGATTGCGGCACGGTTGCGCGAGAAAATCGGCATGTCGCGAGTATGCCCGACCGGGCGCGAAGTGAGGTGGAACCGGCCGGGGCCGCGGTGTTGAACCGATCCCGACGAAAGGCTAAGGCCGCGGCACAGGGGGAAGTCCGGCCGGTTCCGACCCTTAGACTAGCCCGCGACGACAACCATAGGTTTCCCGTATGCGGCAGGCCTCGAGGCGAGAGCCGCCGCCCACACCATGCACCGGGCGAGTTCAATCGGGCCGGGGGAACGTTGCGAGGAGAGGGCGACCGCGTTTTGTGATCGGACCGCCACGGCCCTTTGCACATGTTCGGCAAGCATTTCCTCCCCGGTATGCACTATCCGGCCTTGGTCAATAAGTTGTTTGACGGGGACCGTCCACTTGAGGAGTTCCCCGTAGCCAACAACGGTGCGGCGTTGCTCGAGTTGCCGGGGGAAGTGGAGGTCTATTGGCGGGGTTACCGCAAACTTGATTCTGGCGTCGGTGCCGAGCCGGTTGATCTCCGTCAAGCATTGGGCGAGGGTGTCAACGTGGAACTCGACGGTTACCGCACAACGGCCGTCCGGCATGGGGACGGCACGGACCGCAAAGTAGCGGGACGAGTCCATAGAGGTTTCCACGGCAACTATCCCTCCGGCCGGTAGTTCCTCGTCGGTTCGGAGTGCAGGCCACGCGCCCGGGGCGATCCACCCGCGGTCTGAGGCAACCCACAAGTTGACGGAGGCACGGAGAAACGCGGCACGGTCAGGGGACTCGGCCTCCGCCTCCAACGTCTCCAACTCAAGGGTATGTCCGAGGGCGGGGTTGGCATACGCCCACGCCTCCGGCGTCATGGGGTCAATGTCCGGCGGCGGGGACCATTCCGCGAAGTAGAACCGGCCGGGTGTCGCCGAGTCAATCGCCCGCAAACCTTGCTCCCGGTATCGGAGCATTACCGACGACGCCTCCGTCCCCGCGGTGGAGAACATGGCAAACATGGGGTTAGGTCGCGCCCGCATAGTTGGCACGAGTCCCTGATCAATCGCCTCCGCCCCAATATCCCAAACCTCGTCCGCGATCACAAAGTCCACGGACAAGCCGTGACCAACGGAAGGGGTCGCGGCCTTCACAAGCCACCTCGAGCCGTCCGCCATTTTTACTTCATTCCGGCCGTACGCCCGGACAGGCTTAGCCCCAAACCTCGCCTCAAGGATGTCCGCCAACCGGTGAAACAACTCGACCGCCACGTCCAACCGGTGCGCGGTCGTCAACACCGTCACCGGCGACCCTCTCCGGGCTGCCTCCACCGTCAACACCCAACCCACAAGGGCGGCGAGGAGGGTTGTCTTGCCTTGCTGCCGTGCCGTCCCCACAAGCCCGGACCGGTGCAGAAACCGACCCTCACCGTCAAACGCGGTCAACCCCTCAAGGACGTAGGTTTGCCACGGCATGAGGCCAATGCCGAGGTGCTCCTTGGCAAACCTCCCAACCTCATCCGCCCGGTTCCCGACCGACTCCGCCATTGGCACAATCAGTCGCGGCCGGTCATGACCTAATCCCGTTGATTCACGCCGATTTCCGCCCTCGTGGATAGAGCGAACTTGGGACGGGGTTTTGTGTTGGTCGTCATAAAAAACTTTGGTGGGTTCTGAT